GCGCCGCGATGGAGTCGCAGGGAACATATACGGAAGATTTAGAGCTCTGTATAACTCTTTGCGCAGGTTCATACATGGCGTTTCAAATTGCATTAAACGATATTTCAAAGAAGCGTATGAAGTCATACGTGAAAGAAGTGTCCCGCGAAAATAATGATAAACTTACGGCGCATCCTGCTTTCAAAGTTTTATTCGATGCACTCGAAGCAACGCGCAAACAATTACGCGAACTTGGTTTGACCTTTCAAACGCTTTCTGCATCTGACGATGACGAAGTAAACGACTTGATTAACGAAGTAAACAAAATAGATCGCGATGAACAAGGAGAATAGAGATGAACTGATAGCGTTAAAGCAGTCGGTTATCTCCGACTTGCATAACATCGACGTTGATTCGTATAAGCTAGATAGGGCAGACGAAAGACTAAATGTGTATATCAAAGGTTGTATTAACAATCCGGACGCGCACAATCTTTACGAGTTGCTAGCCGTTCACCGCTTCTTTGTTTTTCTTGATAAATACGAATTTCGGATCAAGGAAGTAAAGAAGTTCGTCACGTTCTACGAGCGTTTGAAGTTTTCCGGTACAAAGGGAAAGACTAGATACAAATTGACTCCGATACAGGTGTTCCAGTTCTCTAACATTCTAGCGTTTTACAAGCCCGACACAAACAAACGTTTGATTCGTGAAGCTCTTTTATTCGTTCCGCGTAAATTCAGTAAGACAACAAGTGTAGCGAGTCTTTCGATTAACGATTTGTTGTTCGGTGATGCGAACGCACAAACATACGTTGCTGCAAACTCATATAATCAGGCGAAAGTTTGTTTTGATGAAATACGTAATATTTTAAAGTCTCTCGATCCGAAGTTTAGGCACTTCAAAATTAATCGAGAAATCATATATAACCGCATAAAGGGAAAAACCTCTTTTGCCCGTTGCCTTGCCTCTAACCCGGATAAATTAGACGGACTTAACGCAAGCATGGTAATAGTAGACGAGTATTCACAAGCCGATAGCGCCGCATTGAAGAATGTATTAACTTCCTCAATGGGCGCACGGCTCAACCCTTTAACCGTAGTAATTACGACCGCATCCGATAAAGAAACGGCTCCATTCGTCGAAATGCTCAAAATGTATAAATCGATCCTACGAGGTGAGATTGAAAATGATTCCATATTTGCACACATCTTTGAGCCAGACGTAGACGACGAGGAAGGCGATCCGGCAACGTGGCGTAAAGTGCAACCACACATGGGTATAACTGTTTATGAAGATTTCTATATCGACGCATACCAGAAGGCTTTATATAGCGCACCGGACGCGCTAGAGTTTCGAACAAAGTTACTTAACGTATTTACTACCGACCAAACAACAAAATGGATTGAGGCAAAGCAGATCGAAGAACGATTCAAAGATATTAGAATAGAAAATATTGGTACTTATCCGCTTACGATGGTGGCGGTTGATTTGTCCGTTCGAGACGACTTCTCTTCGGTTACTTATAATATCTATTCGAAAGAAAGCGGCTCTTTTCATTCGCATACAGACTACTATTTCCCGGAAGGAGCTTTGAAAGATCATCCGAATCGGGAACTTTACGAAGGTTGGGCGAAAGCGGGCTATTTAATTCTTTGTGACGGTGATATTATCGACTATCAGCAAATAGTAAACGATATACTTGCACGTGCAAAGTATCTACAAATTATGGGAGTTGGCTATGATCCTTATAAATCGGCTGAATTTGTGAATCTTCTTACTTATTCCGTAGGCGGTGCGAGTGAATATATTAAGCCTGTTAAACAGACATACGGAACGTTTACAAGCCCTATCGAATCCTTTGAACTTGCTTTGTATCGGAGTAAGCTCACCTTTAGCCCTAATCCGATTACGCCGTACTGTTTTAGTAATGCGGTATTAGACGAAGATCGGAACATGAATAAGAAGCCAGTCAAGAAAACGCATAACGCGAAGATTGATTCGACTATAACAAACCTAATGACATTCTACTTATTTAATAACATGGAGGTATAATGAAACTATCTTTTAATTTTGAATTGGGACGTTCAAAGACGCAAAAACGCGCCTTAAATGCAGAGATGAGCACAACGGATAAAGATGCGGCGATAAACTCCCGATTACCATCGTTACCCGGTCAGCCAATAGATGTGCATAACAGTAATCAAGCAATGAAACTTTCAGCCGCATATAGATGTACTTCTATTCTTTCGGGGACTATCGCGTCTTTACCGCTTATAATTAAACGGAAAAAAGATGGATATTTCTCACCAGACGAGGAAAACGATTTATATACGATATTAACCCGTATGCCTAACCGACGAATGAATAGTTTTGAAATGGTTAGGAATATGGTTGTTCAAATCGTAAATCAAGGAAACGCCTACATCGTTATCCGTCGAAAGTTCGGCAGTGTTAGCGAACTTGTATTATGCGCAAATAATACAGTAACCTATGACAAGTTGAATGATGTTTATATTATTTCTGATCCATATAACCGGATATATGGGCGTTTTGAATCCTACGAAATAATCCATCTTAAAAATAATAGTTTGGACGGGGGATATACAGGAGTAAGTACAATAATGTATGCTAGCCGTATCTTTTCCATAGCCGCTAGTGCAGATAATCAGAATTTACGAACTTTTCAGAATGGAAGTAAAATAAAGGGGCTTGTTTCCGGTGCAAAAGAGATAAATAAAGGGTTGCCCGGTGCAGGTATGACGGATATTCAACTTTCTACGGTTGGGGATCGTATAGAGGAACAACTAAACACAGGAAGAGACATTATTTCAGTTCCCGGCGATGTTGGATTTCATCAACTTTCTATAAATCCGGTTGATGCGCAGTTATTGGAAACAAAGAAATTCAGTATTCTTGATATATGTAGATTTTACGGGGTTCACCCAGATAAGGTATTTGCCGGACAATCTACTAATTACAAGGCTTCTGAAATGAGCAATGTTTCTTTCTTGACTGATACGCTGCAACCGATATTGAAACAAATCGAGGCAGAATTTAATTATAAACTGATTCCTAATTCAGTCGCTAATTTATATAGTATTTCATTTGATTTATCATGCTTGTATCAAACCGATTTAACGACGCAAGCGAGTTATTACAAGGCTCTGGAAGAAATGGGCGCTCATTCTCCGAATGATACCCGTAGAGCATTAGGAAAGCCACCCGTTGAAGGGGGCGATAAAGTATTTATTTCTTGCAACGTTCAACCAATCGAGGCGGCTAGTCAAAAAGTAGAGCTACCAAAGAATGAGGAAACAAACATATAGTAAAATGATATTTGCAAAATATGGAAATACGAAGTTATACAGAGTTAGGTGCTCCTAAAGTTGGAGATGGAAGAATAATCGAAGGTTATGCGGTTGTATTCGGACAAGAAAGCCGTGTATTGTACGACAGGGAAAAACAACGCGCTTTTGTTGAGGTGATCGAAAAGGGAGCTATAACGGAAGAGTTATTGAGTAGTTGTGATGTTAAAGCTCTGTTAGATCATAACAAACAGAGATTGTTGGCTCGATCTAATCGCGGTGCAGGTACTTTGTCGCTTGAACTTGACGACTACGGACTAAAATACAGGTTTGAGGCTCCTAGTACTCCCGATGGAGATTTCGCCGTAGAAATGATTAAACGCGGTGACATTTTCGGTTCGTCTTTTGCGTATGCTTTAAATGAAAAGGATAAAACAAAAGTTTCCTATTCAATGAAAGACGGATTGTTGCTTCGTACTGTACACATGATTGATCGGATTTCCGATATATCTCCCGTTGTTGATCCTGCTTTTTATGGTACAGACGTAACGGTGCGGAGTATGGACGATACGATAGCGGAGTTGTCCGGCGAGAATAAAGACTATCTAAATGAAATTAATAATTTACGCAAATCAATTTAAAACATGAGAAAAGAATTTGAAACTATTGCTCAATACAAAGAGCAGATGCGCGCTATGTTGGATAAAGCAGAAGCGGAAAAAAGAGCACTCGACGCAAGCGAGAAAGAGCAGTTCGAGCAGTTGAAAACAAAGAAAGAGCTTTTAGAAATGAAGGTAGAACGCCGTGCGCTTGAAGATATTAACGCGGGTTTGGTGTCAGACCGTCGCGTGTTGTTTTCACAGGCTGTTTTTGACGTCGTTAATCATCGCTCTTTGGAAGAATACAACGGAGTAGTATCGGAAGGGGGGATTAAAGTTGTAGAACGTGCGGTGACTGTTACAGATACAACCGATGCGGCTAGCATGGTTCCTGTTACAATCGGTGAAATCATTGAACCGTTAGAAAAAGGCTTGATTATTGATAAACTAGGTATCAAGATGCAAAGCGGGCTTGTAGGTGACCTTGTTTTCCCAACATTGGCGGCTGTTGAAGCAACAATTCAGGGTGAAAACGTTGCGGTTACTGATACCGAATTGAATATCGACAAAATCAAGGCTTCACCCAAACGTGTATCTATTTCTATCCCGGTGTCTAAGCGTGCGATCAACCAAACGAACTACTCTTTGCAGGACGTTGTTTTGAAGCAAATTTCGCTTGGTGTCGCTCGCACTTTGAATAAATGGATGTTTTCGGGAACTGCATTGTCTGGCGCAAGCAACGGGGTGTTTGTAAAGACAAAACCAGATGTTGAATATACAAACGCGTTGACATTTGCGGATATTGTTTCGCTTGAATCTACCGTAATGGATGCGGGCGTAGATGTAACCGACGGTACAGCTGCCTATGTTTGCACTCCAAAGGTGTATGGTGCCTTGAAATCCACTCCCAAAGCGGCGGGAGCTGCCGAAATGATCTGCCAAAATGGTATGGTGAACGGTTATCCGGTTCTTGTTACTAACTACATGGACGCCGATTCTATCGGATTCGGTGTATTCTCCAACGCTGCTATCGGTCAGTTCGGCGATATGGATTTAGTTATAGACCCGTACACCGGAGCGAAAAGTAATATCGTAAACTTTGTGTTGAATACTGATTATGATATTGTTGTAGCTCGTCCGGAAGCCTTTGCTATCGCAAAGAAGAAAGCTTCTGCTTAATCCTATAACCTATCATTCACTAAAGGGCTGGGGCTTCGGCTCTAGCCCTTTCTAATTTATACAATATGGCACAATACGTAACACTCGAAGAACTCAAACAGCATTTAAACGTTGACTTCGACACGGACGACGCGTATATAACCGGGCTTATCGACCCCGTTCAACTTCTTATCGAATCGTATCTAAATAATCCGCTAGATACCTACGTTAAGGACGCAAAAATAGATCGGCGTATCTGGCACGCGATCCGCATCCTTATAGCGAATTACTACGCAAACCGTGAATCGGTAACATTTGCCACTCCGCAAGTTATTCCGGGGCACATAGAACTATTACTGCAACCTTTAAAACGATATACGTAATGCAAGCAGCATTATTAAACGAAATGATCGCTTTTTATCGTAGCGAGTCAAAGCGCGATAATCTGGGCGGCACGTCTGAAAGTTGGGTGAAAGTATTCGATAAACGCGCATACATTCGCTTTAAGTCGGGTGCACGTAAAGAAGCGAACGGCGAGATATATAATACGACCGTTAATACGATAATGATTCGCATCTGTAAAGAGATCAACGCTAAAATGAGGATCGAATACGACGGGCAGAAATACAAGATTCTATCTATCAATCACGACCGGAAGCAACAAGCAACGGTTATAGAAGCGGAGGTAATCAATGAGTAACGACAATTACACCGGGCGCAACTTGTATCGCGTCGAAGTGGATGCAACGCGAGTAAACGAACTACTTAAACGGTTGAACGATAAAGAAGCAAAGAAGGCTATTTCCTCCGCTCTTAGAAAGTCGATTCTTATCATTCGTAAACAGGCACAGGAAAATCTAGTTTCTGCTGTTAATGATGCGGAATTTAGTAGCTCTAAGAATGGCGTATCGTTCAAACCGCTAAAGAACGAAATAAACGTAGCAGTTTATCGCAATGCTTCCGGCGCACGGGTCGACCTGATCGACCGACGCAAAAAGGGATCACGCGCCTATATGCTGAAATGGTTCGAATCAGGAACAAAAGAACGATTTACGAAAGAATCTAGTACTAGAAGTTTCTGGACTAATAAAAAACGCGTTACCAAAAAAGCAGCTTACAGAGGTATTATAAATGCTTCTCATTTCTTTTCTAATGCGGTCAAATCGAAGCAGAAAGAAGCAGAGAACTCACTAGAGAAAAATATAATTGATTCTATAATGAAAGTAGCAAATAAAAAGAAATGAGTTTATCAATAGGCGCACACGTATATAAGAGATTAAGCGACTCTACAGAGTTGGCAAAATTGGTTTCTGATAAAATATATGCTATCTCGACCAAAACGGAAACATCTTTTCCGTTTGTGATCTACAAACGCAACTCCTTAACGCCGGAATATACGAAAGATAGGTACGGCACGGGTGACACAGTTTCGGTTGAGATCGTTGTCGTCAGTGATAACTATTTGAACTCTGTTACAATCGCGGAAGAGGTACGTAAATCACTCGAAAACAAACGAGGAAGTTATGATAACTTCGATGTGATCGATTCTAAACTAATTAGCGCGAATGAGGATTTTATAGAAGATACTTTTATTCAAAGCCTCGTATTCTCATTTAAAACTGAATAATTAACTAAAACACGATAAAATTATGAGTAAAGCAAAATCAGTGTTAGGAAAAGACCTAATGTTATTCATCGACGGTAAAGCTATCGCACTTGCCACATCTTGCAAATTGGGGCTTTCGGCTGAAACAATCGACACACAAAGTAAAGATTCGGGTATCTGGACGGAAAAGGACATTAAAAAACTTTCTTGGAACGCTTCCAGTGAAAACGTATTTAGCGCGGATGCAGATGCGAATAGCTACGATAAACTATTCGCTTTGTTCTTGGCGCATAAACCTGTTGTTTTGAAATTTGGCGTTGTTGGCAATCCTGACGTAAACGAAATGCCCGCCGCCGGATGGACGCTAGCGGAAGGTGCATATACAGGTAGTGCGGTTATCACTTCGCTAGAAGCAAATGCGCCGGATGGAGACAAAGCAACACTATCAATCAGTTTCGAAGGAACCGGACCGCTTGCAAAGGAAGCAGCTAGTAAATAACTTACGGGCGGTGTTTTGCCGCCCTCTAAACGACTTATTCAATGAAAACAATATCACTTAACGGAAAAGATTTCTCTTTGAAATATACGCTTCGTGCGTTCTTTGTGTTCGAATCTATATCCGGCTATCCGTTTCAGTTCGGGAAATTATTAGATGAATACATTTTGTTTTATTCGTTCCTGATTGCTAGTAATAAGGATTCGTTTAATATGGAATTTGACGAGTTTATAGAATTGTGCGAAAATGATTTGACTCTATTCGAACAATTCAAAGAGTTTATTTTGGATGAAATCAAACTACGTTCGCAATCGGCGGGAAATGACGTAAAAAAAAAGAAGGTGACGACACGGAAACGAAAGCAGTAAGTATTCGCGAACTCTATTCGCGTGTTGTCGGTGAGGGCGGGATCGCTCCCGATTACTTCCTCGATAAAATGGACTTTATCGAGGTTGAATCGTTTATAGACGGATTGAATCGACGCAATCGGGAAGCGTGGGAACAAACTAGATTGCTAGCTTTCATTATAGCGCAATC